AAGCATAGGAGGACGCAATGTCTGATTTTGCAGAAATCAAAGGGCTTGTTGAGAAAATCAACCCGACCCTGACCGAACTTCGTTCCGAAGTCGATGCCATGAAAGCATCCGCACCGAAGGACGTTGTAACCGAAGAAAAGCACCAGCGCATGGCCGACGAAGTGGCCGCGAAGATGGAAGCACTCCAGGCCAAGCAAGCCAAGCTGGAAGCGGCGATGAACCGTCCCGGCGCTGGCGAAGCCAAGGGCATGGACGCTGATCTTGAGCAAAAGCACCGCGATGCGTTCAAGCAGTATATGGCAAACGGCACCCTGCCCGAAGGCTTCAAAGCCGGTTCGGAAGGCGTCGAAGTCAAGGCCATGTCCACAGACGTGAACCCGGACGGCGGCTACCTCGTTCGCCCGGAACTGTCTGACACCATCATCACCCGCGTGTTTGAAACGTCGCCGCTGCGTCAGGTGGCAAACGTCGAACGCACAGGCGCAAAGAGCATCGACATCTTGATTGACGATCAGGAAGCCGCCGCTCGCTGGGTCGGCGAAGGCGCATCTGGTGGCCAGACTGACACGCCGCAGCTTGCTCAGAAGGTTATCGCCGCGCACAAGATCGAAGCCGATCCCCGCATGACAACCGAGATGATCGAGGACAGCTATCTCGACGTTGAGGCATGGCTTTCCCGCAAGGTCGCTGACAAGTTTGCACGCACGCAAAACACCGCGTTTGTGACAGGCGATGGCGTTGGCAAGCCGCGCGGTTTCCTGACATATGCGGCGGCTGCAACGGCTGGCACATATGAGCGCAATGCAATCACTCAAATCAACATGGGTTCGGCGGCTGCGCTGAACGCTGATGGTCTGATCGAGGTGCAGAACGCACTGAAAGAAGAGTACCAAGCGGGCGCGGTCTTCGGCATGAAGCGCACCACGTTTGGCGCGGCCCTGCAACTCAAGGGCAACGACAACTACTTCTTCTCGCCGGTCTTGCTGCGTGACGGTCAAGCATCCATCCAGCTTCTCGGCAAGCCTGTTGTCTTCATGGATGACATGCCTGCGGTTGCTGCAAACGCACTCAGCGTCGTTTATTCGGACTTTAGCCGCGCATATACAATTGTTGATCGTGTCGGATTGCAATTCTTGCGTGATCCGTACTCGGCAAAACCCAACGTGGAAGTGCAGGCGCGTAAGCGCACTGGTGGCGACGTGACCAGCTTCGACGCAATCGTTATCGGAAAGGTGGCAGCGTAATGGCTCAGTTTGATATGCGCAACAATGCGGAGTTTGGCTTGGGCCTCTCCGCTACTCTGGCGGGGGCAACCCCGGCGGCTGGCGACTGGATCGACATGCAAGGCTGGGAGGCGCTGACGTTCAGTGTCTCGACCGGTACTGTCACTGACGCAGGCACGACTTCGGGCTTCTCGTTCGAGGTACAGGAAAGCGACACGACTGCGGCGGCTGATGCCACTGCGGTTGCCGATGCAGACCTGGTTGGCCTTGAAAGCGCGTTGACCGTCACTGCCGACACCGACGACAACAAGCTGATCGGTTCGATTGGCTACGTTGGCGGCAAGCGGTACGTGCGGATCGTGGCAACCGGAACAACCGGCACCGACGCGGCTGTGACTGTCCATGCCCGCAAGGACAAAGGCGCGGTTATGGCGACAGCCACAATCGACGCTGGCACGGCAGCAACCTGATCTTAGAAGCGGGCCGCTACGGTGGCCCGTCACTAAGCGCAGGGGTATCCAATGACGAACATTAACTGGTCCGAATTGGTAGACGCCACCGAGGACAACAAGCGCTCAGCCGACATGCTCATTCGCACGGATGATGGCAAAGAGCGCCTTGCACCGTACAACGGCGGCTGGATTTACCTGCATGACGCCACGCACACCGTGGACAATAAGCAATCCATCACAGCCGACACGCCGACACACTTCACCGTTGACGGGCAAGCTGCCGACAGCACAACCGACTTTCGTCGCGGTATTGGTCTCGACATCTTCGGCAATAGCACCTTGCAGCCGTTTGCGACCGGCGAGGCATACAACATCAACATCACGCTGCGGATTAGCAAGTCCAGCAGCACGGCGACATTTGCCGAGATCGACGTGGGTATTGGGCAAACCTATTCGGACATCATCGCCCGTGATCGACGCGCCTTGACCAAGGGCAGCGGCATCACCGACTTTCTGTTTTTCAACGGAACGCTGTTCGTGACCGAGCCATTTGCCCGCTATGGCGCGCGGTTCTTTATATCGTGCTCTGAAGATGTTACGATATGGGACAAGGCCATCTTTTTGCAGAGGACGCACAGCCCATGACCAAGGTCAAAATCCTGCGGAACTTTCCTATCTCGCTGGACGGCATCACCGTGCAGACATGGGCGGCTGGCACCGAGCGCGACGTTGACGACGTGACAATGGCTTTGCTTATCAGCGAAGGCGCTTGCGAGATCGTCGAAAGCAAGGCCATGCCAGCAGCGCCTGAGAACAAAGCCCGCAAGCGCAAGGTGCGGAAATGAGATACAACCGCAAATCCGTTTCGGTATCGGCATCGGCAGACAGCCCTGCTGTTTCTCTGGCAGACATGAAGCTGTTTTTGCGCGTTGACGGCGCAGGCGATGACGACATCATCACGGCATACATCGCCACAGCGACCGAGGCGGTGAAGCAATACCTGCGGCAGGCGATACTGACCGAGACGTTCGTGTTCAGGGCGGACGGCTTCACTGATGGCTATGGCGATGACCGCTTGCTGGCCTTGGGGCCGGGTGTGCATACGGTATCGCGGCCATATATCCTGGGCGGCGGCGAAACACTGGATCTTCCCTTCCCCCCGTTGCAATCCGTCACCAGCGTTGTGACTTATGACCGAGGAAACAACGCCAGCACCTACAGCGCCAGCCGCTATCAGGTGGACCTGACAAGCGGGCGCATCTATCTCAACGAGGGCGAGACCTGGCCGAGCGATCTACGCGCGCAGGACGCGGTAGAGGTGACGTACGTTGCAGGCTACGGCTCTGGCAGCATCCCGACGCCGATCCTTGAGGCGATCCGCATGTATGTCCAAAGCATGTATGAAGGCTGCGCTGGCATGACCGATCAGGCCAAGGCGCTGTTAGCGCCGTATCGACGCGCGGATGAATTAGCATGGTAAACTGCTGCAAGCCTTCCAAGTATAGCGCACGCGATCTACGCGAGATCGTGACGTTCGAGCGCGTGACCAACACGGCGGACGACTACGGCGCACGGGTGCAGTCGTGGGCGGCGATTGAAGGCGCTCCGACGCGGGCGATGGTTAAGCCCATGTCCGGGCGGGAGCGCTGGGCATCTGAGCGCACGGAGGCGACGGCTAACTATCGCATCGTGACCCGGTACAATGAGGCGATCACCGAGAAAGACCGCGTGCTGGTACGGGGCAGGCCATGCAACATCCGCTTCATCGCCAATGTGGACATGGATGACCGCTGGCTTAAGATCGACGTTGAAATGGGCGCGGCCACATGACCGTCACCATTCGCCTTGAGGGTTCGGACCAGCTACAGCGCCAACTGCGGCGGCTGGCTGGCGATCTACGCGAAGAGGCTGGCAGGACCGTACTGGCGACGGCAATTGAAATGCGGGCCGATATTGTCACCAGCATCCAGCGCGGGCCAGCATCGGGCATCACCTACAAGAAGAGCAACCCGACGCGCACGCACACCGCATCAGCGCCAGGGCAGCCTCCCATGTCTGATACCGGACGGCTTGCCAATAGCATCACCTTTGACCGCCTGGGCGATCTGACTGCAACCGTCGGCAGCGCCCTGAATTACGCGCCGTGGCTGGAATATGGGACAAGCCGCATGGCAGCGCGTCCGTTCTTTAGGCCAGCGGTTGAGCGGATGCGGCCTATCTACATCGGCAAGCTGGAAGACATCATTCGGAGGGCGACGCAGTGAACTTTGCAGGCGTAGCGCAGGCCGTGAGAGCGCGGCTGGCGGGTGACACCACTTTCTCTGGGCTGGTCAACTACATCGGCTATGACAAGCCGCAGGACACGCGCCCTGAGAGCCTGACGCCGTTTCCGTATTGCATCATCGAGGACGTGACGGCGCGGGCATGGGATACCAAGACAAGCGACGGCGGCGAGCAGCTTGTGCAGATCACCACGTTTTGCAGACCGACCGCAACACGATCCGCTGTTGATCTGGCCAACGCCACGGCGCAGCAAGTCTATGACCTCTTGCACAAGTTTGACTTGGTTATCGCCGGATCAAACACCGTGAACTGCCTGTTCGATGAAAGTCCCGGCAACATACCGGACCCGGACGGATTTACGCGCTACAGGCCGATGACGTTTCGAGTGACTTACTCAAGTGAATAGCGTGACTTTGCAGATTTGCAGTTGCGTGGTATAACTTTGCAAAGCCAATGA